CGTCATCGTCGAAGGCGTAGGACATGCACAGCACGTCGGTGCTGGCGTCCTGCGCGTAGTTGTAGACGCCCTTGGCCGGCAGATCACAGCGGCTGCGCGTCTCGAAATCGAGCCATAGGATGCTCATGGATGCCTCACTTCATCCGCTACTAGCCGGGGCGGCCCAATCCGCCCCGGCGTTCGCTGCCCAGTTTACACGCGGCGCCGGCGGCGCGGTGCGTCTTCAGCCGGGACTTCCGCTTCCTCGGCGTCTTCCTCCGCCGGGGCTGCGTCCATGCCCGACCACTTCACGATGTCAAACACTGGCGTGAAGATGCGGCCATAGCTCTTGTGTTGATAGTGTTCCTTCTTGAGACGCACCACCGGCACCGGCTTATCCTGGTCTTTATCGACCTGTTCAGCGATGGCCACGGCCAGGCCCTGCACGGCGCGCTTACCGCCGACGCTGGTCACGCTGTAGCGCACCTGAAGGCCCTCGTCCTCGCCGTTGGTGCAGGCCAGCGTCATGCCGATCTGCATTTCCCAACCGCGCTTGGCGGACGGGGGCGCGGGGTCAAGTTCCGGCAGCGGTTCAGAAACGCTGACCATCTTCTCGGCCAGCACTTCACCGTCGCCCCAGGCGATGTAGCCGTGGACAAACGAGAAAGGGTTGACGGCCCACAGGCTGTCGTCCTCGACCTCGGTCTGATCGGCACCGAAGACCCAGTGGCCGGTTTTGTCCATCTTGAGGATGGCCATACCGCCAGCACCAGCCGACGATTCGATGGAGCGCAGCGCCGACGCCAGAGACTTCACAGACGGCAGATTAGAGCCGCCAAACTTAGAGAGTTCATTCGACATTATCGTGTTCCCTTACTGGATTTTGGCCATAGCCTTCTTGAGCGTGTGGCCGATTTGCAACACCGCGGGCCGGGGGTCATTCCCCGGTGCCAGAGTGTTACCCGTGGAGACGGCGACCACCAGGTCAGCCGGCAATTCGATCTTGTGCTTTTTAAACTCTTTCTCAATCGCCGCGGGCGACTTTTGCTTCAGTTCATAAGGGTCAATATCTGAGCCTTTAGGGCGGTTATGGACGATCCATTCGTGCGCTTCTTCCGCGTTGGCCCACTGGCGGGTCGCCCGCTTCGGCACCAGCTTCCAATCGCCCACCGGCTTGCCCTCGGTCAGCATTTGTTCCGCCAGCGCCCGCAGGCCAGAGATGAACTCCTCAACCAGCGACACCTGATCCAGATAGTGCGCGATCTGATCCACCGGCAGCGCGTCCAACTTGGTCGCCAGCAGGCGATCCACGGCGCCGGTCATCACCGGACAGACAGGCTTGGCAGCGCACCACTTGCAGTGGTCACCAGCAGCCAGCGGTGCGTCGGGCTTCAACGCCCGCGTGACGGCGGCCTTCAGGTCAGCCTCGAAAGCTTTGATCCGTTCGACCGTCGTCACCCACCGCTTGACGCTGGGCGGCTGCACGATGATCAGTTCGACCTCCTCCACACCCTCGAACACCCACTTGGTGGCGTCCGTCCGCATGGCGGCGGCGGCGTAGAACATCAGTTGCTCGTTTTCCTCAGCGCCGACAGGTATTCCGTCACCGAATTTCCAATCCAGCACAACAGCGCGCCAACCAATGCGGCCCAAAAAATCAGTGCTACCAAAAACATCAGGCAGATAATCGCCAAACCCCACCCGGCTTTCGACAGCATATTCCATCCTCCCCTCTGGGTCGATCTGATCCAGCGCGGCCAGCGCCGGGCGCAACTTGCGCTCGATCAGGTCTTCATCCAGCGTAATGCCCTCATAAGTGCGCCCCAAAAAGAACTCTGGCGGCTTGTTCTTGTCCAGCACGTCCGCAATGGTGTCATGCAGCAAGGTGCCTTCATTGGCGTAGCTGCTGCTTGGCTGCGGTGGCATCTTGTCCACCAGCGCCACGCTGCCTGGGCAGGCGATGACGCGCTTGGCGGTTGACCCGCCAACAATCCTACTGTGTTGCATTGTCGTTCCCCTTGTTTGGACAGTTGGTATGGCACGTCAAACTTTATGCCGCAACGGTCATTCGCATGACCAGACTTCGGTGGATTTCTTGAGGCGTGGCCAGCCCTGATCGACGGTGAATGACCGTTCCTCAAACAGCAGATTGTTTGTCGGCACGATGGTGAGCCGGTCGCCCGTGGTGCGGATAAACATAAATTCTTTGCCTTGGCTGGGATCGTGCGTGAACGCATCACCCTGTGGCACCGCGGTAAACAGATACTCACCCGTTTCGCCGCTTTTGACGCGCGCCCGCAACCCATCAAGGTAGTCATATACCAGCAGCGCAAAATCGCGCCCGTAACAGTCCCAGATTTGCGCTTGGGGCAACGTCCAGTCGGTGCAGGCTGGCGTGGCGCTGAACGCCAGCGCGTGGGGCGGCAAGCCCCTGTAGAACGCGCCAGACTCCAGCATCACATGGCAGCCCCACGCCCGGCCTGGGTGGCTGTGCAGGCCGAACCAGACCGCCGGTTCATATCCGGCGCCGCCGTCGCGGATAAACGACTGGTCAACCCACACGTAATAGTGCCGGGGGAGAGATGCGCTAGAACTACTCATGTGACGGTGCCATCAGATTGGCGGCTGACTTGGCGTTACCGTTGGCGCGGGCCTGTTCATAGACGGGCCGGCGGTGTTTCCGCAACGCCTCGCTGAACCGGTACACGCTCCCCCAGCCGTACATGTGGGCAAGCTCTGTTAGTGTCTTGTCGCTGATGTCGCGGTCAGCGGCTGGCAGCGTGGGCGCTGTGCCTGGCGGCCTGGGCGGGTGGTTGGTGCGGCCCTTGGGCGCCGCTTCCTTGGCCATGCGCGCGTCTACAGACGCCACTTGCGACAGGTGCGCCTTGATCCGTTCATTGGCAACGATCGGCACCCGGCGGCCGTCATCATACAACCAAAAGAATCGGCGTTCATGGATGATCGGACGGCGCGTCATGACAGCAGCCCCCTAGCCTCTACAGCGCGGCGCAGATGGAGCGGTGCGTAACCCCAACGCCGGGTGGCAACCCCGTATTCGGCACACAGGGCCTCAATGCGCGCGTCCAAGGCGCGGGTGGCGCTGTGCAGCCTGTCATGTTCTGCAAGCGCCGCAGCGGCGTCCTGCAAGATGTCGCGCTCTAGGCGCGGGGGTGTGGTGGTGTTCATTTGTCATCCTCAATCAGTAGAGCCAGCGCCAACAGCGCCAGCGCGATGAAAAGGCCGGCCATGCTTAGGCGTCATCGCGGGCGGCTTGCATGGCGTCATACTGTCGCCACAGCTTGGCAATGTCGGCTTGGGCCTCGGTTAGCCGTTCGGCCAACACAAGGGCCAATTCGCTATCGTGCTTTGCAGCGTCTAGCAATGCCAGCGTGGGCAGGGTGCGAAGGTAGTTTCGGTCGTTCAATTTCATGTTCAAGCTCCCTTTGTCTGTTGCTCTATCAAGTCTGCAATGCGCCCATAGCTCTCTGCAAGCTGCAGCTTGCGCCGTTCATCGCTGGCGCTGTCGCACCATTGGGCCTCGCTGTAATAAGCGGCTTCCGTTTCGCGGTAGAGGCGCGCGGCGTTAGCAGGGCCGTGCGTGGCAATAGCCTGCGCGGCTATCTGTTCGGCTGTGTCAGTCATGGTGAAGTGTCCTGTAGTGGCTTGTCTCATCAGGCCGCCGGGTGCCACCCGGCTGGCGACGCGCACCATGTGCGCGTTTCGACGTTAAGGGTTAGCGCAACGTGTCCAAGTGGTGGCGCTCACCCAGAAAATTGATGAGCCAATACGCGCCGGGCAAGTCTTTATCACGGCGCACAAAGGCGTTCCGGCGATATGAACGCAAACTGGCGGCGGCTTTCGCGCGGCTAACAAAGCGCGTTTCGTTGCTGCCGTCAGGCGTGAACATGCAAAGGCGTTCGTTCATGGTATCGTTTCCTTTCTCTCAGTTGCGAGTCGTTATGCGTTGCCTGTTGCGGCGAAGGCCGCCAGTTTGGCATCTAGTTCTTTCAGGGTGTAGGCGCGGAATTGAGGCCCCGCTGAGTCCACCTCGCGGCTAGCGGGTAGAAGGGGAACCGCAAGCCAATACCCCAGCTTGAAAACCCGAAAGCCCCATGTGCCGCGGCTCTTGTGCCCCGCCACAGCGTGATATTCCCCTTTGCGGAAACGGCTCTTTTCAATGTGCTGCATTGTTTTTCCCTTCGTGTAGTGGATTGTGTGGTGTGGTGTCAGATGATGGCCAGCACGGCGATGCAGATGAACAGTGCCAGCATGGCGAGGGCGTCTTTGGTCATGGCGTTAGGCTCCCAAGGCGTAAGCGTGAGTGGCGGGCTTGTCGCTGGCGGTTATCGCGACGATGATACCCTTACGGCTGTAAATGTCGTTTGCAGCGGCGCGGGCTTCTGCCTCGGTTGCAAAGCGCCAAGGCTTGCGGTTGGCGTGGACTTCGAATGTCATTTGCGTTTCCCTTCGTTGTTGATGCGCCCATCATATCAACGCCGGCCAACCCTGCAACACATTTTTCTGCATTCTTACGCATTTGTAATGTTAGCATGGATTGTCACGTTAGGCGGCTGTTTGGGCTGTGTAATCCAAAAAATTGCCCAGGCTTTTTGCGTGGGAATCCAAAGGGCTGGGAGGGAGTTAGGCTATTTAGGTAGTGTTGATGTTATCAATTTAAAAAAAATATAAGTGTAGTATATAGCTAATACGCTGTAACGCTGGCGCGTGGTGAGCTGCGCTCCCCCCTCCGTTCTGGCTGCGATTAAAACCCGATAGCCTAAACCGCCTATTTGACCTAGCCGTTCCCTGCTTGTTCCGCTTTTCAGCATGGATTGTCGGATTGTCACGCACCAGGTTCGAGCCAGGCCCAACCGAAACGCAAAACCTAAACCGCCAAGCCCACACAATGGCCACGCAAGCTGGCGCGCCAGCCAGTTGGAATTGTCATGCCCAGACCGCCCAGCCGGGGAAATGACCGCGCCGGATTGCTGCGACATGTAGCCGCAGGCTGTAGCTGTAGAATGCAGGCGCGTTTGCTGGCGGCTGCCAGGCGCCGGGGGTAGGGGGGGGTAGGGGACCGGCGCGCGCGTGGCTGTCACGGGCACCCTCCGCAAACAATTTTTTTAAAATTTTTTTATGCAAAAACGCAACACAGTTTAGTGCAGCCTTGCCCGCGCACCCCGCGTCATCTATTATGGTGCCATGACCTTCTATTCCCTGCCGTTCGCACCCGAACGCCCAGAAGCCACCGAGGCGCGCTTGGAGGCGATCTACGAAGCCGCGCGTTATGGCCTGAAAGGCGACAGCCTGGCGTTGGCCGCCGGGCTGACGCCCAAGCAGTTCCGGCGCCTGTCTGAGTTTGACCCGCTGGTCGATGTCGCTGAGATGAAGGGCCGCGCTGACGGCGAACTGTCCGCCGCCAAGACGATATACAACGCCGCCGCCAACGGCGACGCCAGGGCCGCGCTGGACATCCTCAAGCACCAGCACGGCTGGGTGGCCAAGCAGCAGATCGACGTAAACATCGACCAGCAGATCAGCATCACCGGCGCACTAGAGCGGGCGCAGACGCGCGTCATCGAAGGCCTGTACACCGAACTGACGCCGTTAGAGGACAACACCCACTATGCAGCAGCCAATCTACTCAGCAGCCGAGGAAATGGAATTGATGAGTCGGCTGTGGTCGCCGACGATCAAGGATGACCCGCTGGCGTTCGTGCTGCTGACCTACCCGTGGGGTGAGCCGGGTACGCCGCTGGAACACTTCAAAGGGCCGCGCAAATGGCAGCGCGACGTGCTGGGCACCCTGCGCGACCACATCAAGGACAACCAGGGCAAGGTGGACTACGACACCTTCCGCAAGGCGGTGGCGTCAGGCCGCGGTATCGGCAAGTCGGCGCTGGTCAGTTGGCTGGTGCATTGGATGCTGTCCACGCGCATCGGCAGCACGACCATCGTGTCGGCTAACTCCGAGGCGCAGCTACGGTCGGTGACCTGGGCCGAGATTACCAAGTGGCTGGCGATGTCGCTGAACAGCCACTGGTTCGAGATCGCCGCCACACGCATCATGCCGGCCAAGTGGATCACAGAACTGGTCGAGCGTGACCTTAAGAAAGGCACGCGCTACTGGGCCGTCGAGGGCCGGCTATGGTCGGAGGAGAACCCGGACGCCTACGCCGGGGTTCACAACTGGGACGGCGTGATGCTGATCTTCGACGAGGCCAGCGGTATCCCCGACAGCATCTGGTCTGTCAGTGACGGCTTCTTCACGGAAAACACGCCGCACCGCTTTCACGTCGCGTTCTCCAACCCGCGGCGCAACACCGGCTACTTCTACGAAACGTTCAACAGCAAGCGCAGCTTCTGGCGCACAAGCAACATCGACGCGCGCGATGTCGAGGGAACCGACAAGAACCTGTACCAGCGCATCATCGACGAGTACGGCGCGGACAGCTACCAGGCCAACGTCGAAGTGTACGGTCAGTTTCCATCAGAAGGCGACGACCAGTTCATTCCGGTCAATCTGGTGGACGACGCCATGAAGCGGCCCAAGCACAAGGATGAGACGGCGCCCATCACCATCGGCGTCGATCCGGCGCGGTTCGGCAGCGACGCCACCGTCATCGCGGTGCGGCAGGGACGCGACCTGATCGACATCAAGCGGCTGCGCGGCGCTGACACGATGGAAGTGGTCGGACACGTCATCGAAGCCATTGAGGAGTACAAGCCTGCGCTGACCGTCGTCGATGAAGGCGGCCTGGGCGCAGGCGTGGTGGATCGGCTGAAGGAGCAGCGGTACAAGGTGCGCGGCGTCAACTTCGGCAACAAGGCGCAGAAGCAACTCATGTACGGCAACAAGCGGGCTGAGATGTGGGGCGCCATGCGCGACTGGCTCAAGACAGCCAGCGTGCCGCAGGACAGGTTTCTGAAGTCTGACCTGATTGGGCCGAAGACGAAGCCGGACAGCAAGGGCACGCTGTTCCTTGAATCAAAGAAGGATATGAAGGCCCGCGGGCTGGCGTCGCCCGACGCTGCCGACGCCATCGCGGTGACGTTTGCGTTTCCGGTGGCGCACCGCGAAGGGCGCGTTGACAAGAAACGTGTGGGCGGATATTCTCCCGGCGGAGTTGCCAATTCTTGGATGGGCAGTTAATCAGATGGCCGACAAGAAAAAGTCTGTTTCGCTGGCCGTGGGTCGTGGGGAAAAGCTCCCTGCGTCCAAGGGTGCGGGACTGACGGCCAAGGGCCGCGAGAAGTACAACCGGGAAACCGGGTCGAACCTGAAGCCGCCGGCGCCCAACCCCAAGACAAAGGCGGACGCAGGGCGTAAGGCCAGTTTTTGTGCGCGTATGGGCGCGGTTGCAGCTAAGGCTAAGGATGGCGAACGTGCCAAAGCCAGCCTCAAACGGTGGAAATGCTCATGAAGAAACCTGGTCTGTACGCTAACATCCATGCCAAAAAAGAACGGATTGCCGCCGGTTCTGGCGAAAAGATGCGTAAACCGGGCACCAAGGGCGCCCCGACTGCAAAAGCGTTCAAAGACAGCGCCAAAACAGCCAAGAAAGGCAAATAATGCGCCGCATGACCCCCATGGACAGGCCGATGAGCCTGAGAATGCCCAAGCCGAAGGCTGAGATCGACGCGATCCCGCTGGCGCGCAAGCCCGTGGCGGCCGCCAAAGGCAAGGACATCATCAGCATCACCACGCGGATGCGTGAGACGCCCATGAAGAAGGCCAAATAACGTGCCTTTGTCCAAATCTTCCAGCAAAGAGGCGTTCCGCAAGAACATCAAGGCGGAAGTGAAGGCTGGTAAGCCGGTCAAACAAGCTGTAGCTATCGCCTACAGCGTCAAGCGCGAAGCGGCCAAAAAGGGTAAGAAGTAAGCACATGGCCGACCCCACAGGCATCCAGAAGGCGGGCCAGGTCGCCAACGTGGGGTCAAACCCTGAGAAGGTGCCTGCGCGCGACGAAGACAAGATGGCAACCATGCGCCACCGCCTGAAGATGGCGCAGTCGGCGTATTCGGACAGCCGTGAGGACGAACTGGACGATCTGCGGTTCATGGCCGGCAGCCCTGACAACCAGTGGCAGTGGCCCGCCGACGTGCTAGCGACCCGCGGGTCGGTGCAGGGCCAGACCATCAACGCGCGTCCGTGCCTGACCATCAACAAGCTGCCGCAGCACGTCCGTCAGGTGACGAACGAGCAGCGTCAGAACCGGCCCAGCGGTAAGGTCATCCCCGCGGATGACAACGCCGACGTACAGGTCGCTGAGATTTTCAACGGCGTGGTGCGGCACATCGAGTATATGTCCGACGCCGACGTGGCCTACGACACCGCCTGCGACAACCAAGTGACCTACGGCGAGGGCTACATCCGCCTGCTGACGGAATACTGCAACGACGAGACGTTTGATCAGGACATCCGCATTGGGCGCGTCCGCAACTCGTTCAGCGTCTACATGGATCCGACGATCCAAGACCCGTGCGGCGCCGACGCTGAGTGGTGCTTCATCACCGAAGACATCCTCAAAGAAGAATATGAGCGGATGTTCCCCGACGCGACGCCGATCAGCACGCTGTACAGCCAAGGCGTGGGCGATCAGGGCATTTCGTCGTGGCTTCAGGAAGACACGATCCGCATCGCGGAATATTTCTACAACGTCTACGAAAAAGCCACGCTGCACCTGTACCCGGACAACCAGACTGCCTACCGCGGCACGCCGCAGGACAAGCAGCTTATGGCCATGTTCGGCAAGCCGATCCGCAGCCGCGAAGTTGACCGCAAGAAGGTCATGTGGATGAAGACCAACGGCTTCGACGTGCTGCAAGAGCGCGAGTGGGCCGGCAAGTGGATTCCGGTCGTGCGCGTCATTGGCAACGAGTGGGAAGTTGATGGCCAGATGTACATCAGCGGCCTTGTGCGGAACGCCAAGGACGCCCAGCGGATGTATAACTATTGGACGAGCCAAGAAGCCGAGATGCTGGCGCTGGCTCCCAAGGCACCCTTCATTGGCTATGGCGGCCAGTTCGAAGGCTACGAAATGCAGTGGAAGACCGCCAATACGACCAATTGGCCGTATCTGGAGGTCAATCCCGACGTGACGGATGGAGCCGGGGCTGTCCTCCCCCTGCCCCAGCGCGCGCCTCCTCCGTTGCCCCAGACCGGCTTGATCCAGGCCAAGATGGGGGCTGCTGACGACATCAAGGGAACGACTGGCCAGTACGACGCCAGCCTTGGGATGCAGGGCAACGAACGCTCTGGTAAGGCCATCCTCGCCCGCGAGAAGCAAGGTGACGTGGGCACGTACCATTACGTGGACAACCTGGCCCGTGCGATCCGCCACATCACCCGGCAGATCGTGGATATGATCCCGAAGATTTACGACACGCAGCGCATCGCACGCATTATCGGCGTTGATGGCGAAGTCGATATGGTCAAGTTCAACCCGTCGCAGGCTGAACCTGTTAAGGAAATCCGCGACCAGATGGGTGCGCTGATCGAGAAGGTCTACAACCCCGGCGTCGGCACCTACGACGTGATGGTCACGACCGGCCCAGGCTACATGACCAAGCGTCAGGAAGCCTTGGACGCCATGTCGATGATCCTGCAATCCAACCCGCAGCTTTGGA